TCTTGGAATTCTCTGCTAGATTGTATTAGTTTATCTAAATACACATCTAATTCTGTGGCTACATTAATCACAAATATACAAATTTAAAGTTAATAAATCAATGATAAAAATAAAGAGAGGGCTTCCCAGTTCCCTCTCTTATAACCTTGCCTTGTCTTATTTTTTGTTGAATATCAGTAAATTAAACTAAGTTTTTTACTACTTTGTTATTAAATTTGGTTAATAATTAGTTTAATGTTACTCCATTTTTACCAATTTTTACAGTATACTTACCGTATTTAATAGTAGTTGGTTTGTCTAATACAAGAACATTACTTCTTGATTTAACTTTAGCTACTGATTTGTCAGTTACTTTAGTTGCTACAACTTTCTTTTTAGTAGAATTAGACTTAGTTGTAGGCTTTACTGCAGTCTTTGCTGCTCTCTTAATCATTTTTTGAATTTGGTTTTTCATTTTTATTTAATTGATTAGTTGGTTACAAATTATTGTTATTGTGTATATAAAAATAAAGGCAGGCTATGAACCCTGCCCTTATAAAACACACAAATCTCTGTTATTAGCCCCACAGAGAAGGGTAATTTCTTAATTATCTTTCTCTATTTCATCAGCTTCCCTGAACATCTTGTTCATTGAATGTCCCATGTATAGAACTACTATTATCAGTATTACTATTATTGTCAAAATCATCATCTGGATTATTAAATAAGTAAATAAATTTAGTTAATTCATACATACTAGGTGCTCCTATATCTTCCATTTTCTTATTAGTTTTAATATGTTATCCATTATAAGACCAACAAGATAAGATATCCACATAGGAGAGAATACTTTTATCCAAGACCATTGACCAATAATTCCTGTATCTGTCATTTTAAGTACAAAGAATATTAATGTTATTGCTACTGGTAAACTTACTTTGTAAGGTCTACTTTCATAATCTGGTTCCATATACTATTGATTAAATGTGTGACCACATGAAGGACATACTAAAAACTGTTCTTCATCTTCTTCTAATATACTATAATAGTCTTCTGTAGTACAATTACCACATTCTTGACATACTATTTGGTCATCTTCATATTCATTATCATCATAATCTAATGAATCCAAATATTTATCTAATTCTTTTTCCCAGTATTGATCCATTGGGTCATTGCCATATATACCTGCCATAGTTTTAAATATTATGAACCACAGTTAAGACAGCCTTCATCATTATCTTCTTCAGGATGCTCTGCAATTCTAGGGTTAAGTATTTTCTTTAATTCATATATCTCTTGTTGGATTTCTCCATCTTGAAATAAATTACCTGTTAATTGAGATTTTAAATCTCCAATCTTTTTTCTTATTTGATCTTCTAAATCCATATTAGTGTATTGTTAGTTTAAGTTCATCTATTACCATATAAGTACAAGAGTTAGGATTATGGCCTTTAGATTTAATAAAGTTTTCCATTTCCTTTTCTCTTAAATAAAATTTATAGATATGTACTTCTTCAGTAAGCATATCTAATACTGCTACATATCCTTTTTCTATCATAATTTTGTATTAAAAAATGTATCTTATTGTATTCCAAGGAATGATTTCATCATGCAATTTAGTAAAAGAATTAATAAAATCATTCTTTAAATTGTATTTATATCTTATATTCTTACCACCATACTGAGATATTTTAGCCTCTTGTATTGTAGGAACCCATAGATATTCTTCTTCTCCTGGAATATTATTGTCTAAATTATACTTATGTTTGTTTTCATTGTGAGTTAAGAATATAACTTCTGCTTTTACCACATCTTTGTAATCTACATAGTCATTAACCATTTGAAATAGATATTTATAATCATTTAACCAGTCTCCATAAACTAATACTGGACTGAAATTAATATGTACATCATATCCTGCATCTATAAATGCATCAATAGCTTTTATCCTATCAATTATCTTTGATGTATTAGGCTCTAACTTATCAGATACATTCTGTGGCATTAGACTAAATCTTATTCTTATCTTACCTTCAGGATCATAGTTTATTAGATTTACATGAACATATTTAGTTGCAAAACTACCCATAGCTATAGGATGTTGTTTAAAGAAATCAAATATCTTCTCCCACTGATGATATTTAGCATGAAGTGCAAAGTCTTCATTACAAGATATATCATAAGTAATATAATCTTTATGTGTCTGGTTTGGTTTATCTACATGAGTAAAGAATACATGGTTATTAATTGCAGTTAAGATATCTCCTGTATTAACAGCAATATCTAAACCTTCTGGTTTATGTCTTTTCATATAACAATAACCACAATCATACAAACAACCATGACCAAAACTAGGACTAATAAAGTCTGTAGACCTACCACTTGGTCTAATGACCATTGATTTTCTAGTAACTCTTTCTATTATAGACATGTTATTTTTATTTAAAGGTTAATTTGCATATTTCCATTCAAAACCACCTGCTGAATTATATACTCCATTACAACATTTATTTATACCTGATACATCAACTTTATTTTTTAATGCTGCTATATTTGCTGATTCATAACTACATATATAAACTCCTTTATAATATTTATGAATAGGTTTTAAGTGAAATAAATTACAACTACTTATATCTCCAATTTTATTAATTATTCTTTTTTTATTTTTTACTTCTCTAAATTGTTTATATTTAGTGGATAACACACTACCATTAATACAGTTATTTAAAGAACCTTGAGCTATATCAAGTTGTTGCTCAAGTTCAACCACTGTATTTACATCAAATATTTCTAATAAATGACCTTCAAGGTCATACATTGCTATTTTCATTTTACTTTAATTTTAAATTAATTTTTAATAACTATAATCATATAAACAACTATAGTTAAAACTAGAACTAATGAAGTATGTTGGTCTGTTAAAAGATCTGATAACCATTGACTTTCTTGTCACTTTTTCTATCATAATGTGTTTTAAAAGTATCAAAAATGCATGTTTTTGTACATTATATTACAAGTTATTTAACTATATCAAAAGTACCATTTTCATGTATTCTTATTTGATCAGTCCTATAATGTCTTACTATACCTGTATTACAATGAACAATACACCATATATCATTTTCAAAAGTACCACTATTTGAAACATATATGGCGTATCCTTCTTTGTTTTCTTCTACAATAACTGGTATTGGAGTTTTAAATTGCATCATAGATTATCCAATTCTTGTTTAACATCTTCATAATACTTCTTTAAAGTAAGTATGTTGTTATCTGTGTGTAATAACATTATAGTTTCTATACTATCTAAAATATCATTAACAGATATCAATGCACATTCCTTTGCTGTAGGATACTCTATTACAGAGTAATCAGATAACTTAAGTACCTTAATATGTAAATACTTGTTAATAAATTGTTTTGCTTTGTCTTTTGCTGTCATAGTTTCTATTTTATTATGTTTGCGATTAAACTTATAATTGATATTATTAAAGAGAAATATGCTATTATTAAAGCATGTGTACTTCTTTTACTATACATTCTCATAATTGTATGTTTTAGTTAGCAGTCAGGGCAGGATTTGAACCTGCATATTAGAGCGACCTGTTAAGGCAACTTGTATTCCAATCTACCACCTGACTATTGTTATTAAATAAAAAATATCCAGAATATACCTTTAACTTCAGATATAATAGGTCCAAATATTGCTATTTGTAACATACTATCTGTTTCTTTAGCATAATCAATCCAGAATTTTATAGTCATTATTTGACTTACTATGAAGTATATTAGTAATATCCAATATAATACTCCTTTAGAACTTGTTTCCATAATTAATCTTGTTTGTTTAGTGAGTTAAATTCTTTTACCCAATCAATACCACTATTAATTGGTCTATGGTTATTTCTTAATTGATAACCATATTCAATGGCTTTTTTTAAATCTTCTTCACTATACATTCTTTCAGCTTGCCAGTTAGCACCTTCAATAAATGCTAATTTTTCTCTTCTATCCCAATCATCTGGATATAATTTTAATGCAGCTTCTTCTATTGTTTTCATATTAA